GCTCTTCCGATCTTTATTAATTCCTACAAGTCCCGCTTCTTCGTTGGGTTTGCAGTTGATGAATGGACTCAAAGCCAAAAATGGCTCAGTCACCTGAACGGTGATATTAATTGCCCAAGTATCAGCCGTACTGGTCGAGATTACACTCGTATCAGTTCCACCCGCTGCGATGGTGTGCGTAACAACAATTGACTCTAAAGGATAAGCTCCACGGGGTTCAAAATCCTCATCGTAACTAGTATTGTTATAAGATGCTAAAGGATTCGAGTTAGTCAAAACAGCGCTGGAATAAAGTCCCCACTGGTTGTCGACATATGACGGGGTCAAACTGTTGTAGCGGCATAGCATTCGGTTGTCATTCATGCGAGACAACATCGGAAGAACATCCTGTAAATTAGTGCTTACGCTGACGTTGTTAATAGTAGCCTGAACTGTAGTAAACAGAGACTGCAGAGGAAAGGCTTGAAGGCAATCGGTAAGACCATAATTAAAGGCCTGACTACCAGCGGGAACATTTGCAATATTTACGGTAAAGGTAAAGGTTGATTGAATCAAAAGATGACGATCGATAACGATGTTTTGACTGGGAATTTGGACATTGAACACAATTGAGCTATTTGATGCGCTGACGGCTTGGAATTGCTGGAAAGTATTTTGAGACGCTCCACTCTGGACGCCAAAAACTTCTTTATCGGTAATGTCGGCAATGCGGGAATCTTCGATGAGGACAGTTCTAAAATCGGACATTTTTATTATAGTCTGAGATAAAATTATTTTGAATTATTTCTAAAATAACCTTAATAAATTAAGGCTTAGTTGTGCCTATACTTCCCTTTCTAGTGAATAAAATCTTCAGGGTGGCGGTCGTCCCCGTACCGATCAAAAACGGCTGAAGTGTTCCAATTCTGTCCTTCCAGTAAACGGATATGTCTAAATTACTCACGGGCCTGTTTCCAGTCATGTCGACGAGACGATATTGGGCTGAAGGATTATACACGATATTAGGCTTATAAAAGCCAGTGTCGCTAACAAAATCGGTTATGATTTGCGAGACGTTGGAATTGTTCCCGTTATTGTTTATTGAGAGACCATTATAATAAACACTAGGTGCGCTGATGTTTGTCGGGACGATCGGCAAGGTATTCGAGCAGAAAACGACCGATGTAATCGGAGACCATAAAGCAATTGTTGAATATTCCTGAATGACTTGTATTGCGTCATAAGTTGGGTTGATCGGTGGGAAAGGTATGACATTGGCACCGCCGAAAGTATTCGTTTGAATGAGAACATTCTCATTATTTGTTACTGAACTTCCTAAACCATTAATGGTGAACGGGAAACTTGAAAATAATTGATACAGAGCTGGATTCATGAAAATTTGGATGTAATTCGAAGACGTATAATTATAACCTAAAACGTCGCAGTTTATAATTGCTACTTGGTTATTAGTGTCGAAGGTCATGACAGGGGCGTTTGTTGTCGGAAGCACCAGACCAGCCGCAACAACTTGCGTATTTAGATCATTAAAACAAGCAGTGAAAGCATTATTTATTAAATAGATCCAATATTGAAAATTATAAATGCTATAGTACCCCGTTGTGTTGTTCTGAAGTCCGTTAGGGTTCTGGTTTGGCGGTAAAGGTATAGGGACCGAATTGTCTTGAGTCTGATAGGTAATATAAGTCAGTTGGCTGTATTTTGTACCACTGACGGGATCTGTCCACGACAATGTAACGCTGTAAATGGTTAGGTTAAGGTTTCCTTGATTGGGCTGAATTTCGGGGATAAATATCGGCAGTGTCGGAGTGTCTAAAGTAAACCTGATTATGCTAAGATAATAATCTTGTGGATTTTGTAGAAATGGGACGCTTCTGGTCTCATTAAAATACAAGGTTGGCGGTGGTGTGTCTATTGTCTGAAGGTTAGTTATCACTACATCGAAATAAATCTTGTCTGGTTGTGCGTGTAGCGTTAAAGACATATTTTGTTTATATACCATTAGATTTTTTTACGACTAAATTATTTTTATATTGCGATCATTTCCATGCTTATAATGTATTATTTCGAGAAATCTGATTGTGTTCTCCGTACTTACTAAAGAAATCCTGTAAAAATTTGCAAATTTTTACCCATAAGTATGGAGAAAATGGTTAGATTTCTATATATAAGCCTAACAATAATTTACTATGGTGGTCCTCGGCGTCATTTTATCGTTAGATTTCTGTTTTTTCTCATATTAAAACACCAAATCTTCTTTTATTTAGGTCTAAAATCGCAATGCTATGTAAAAACTGGATTATTGTAGTTCTGGCAATTCTCTATAAATTTTTTCTCTTTCACTGATACCCATATAGGGAAATTTGTGCTCTTCTATACCTGAATATTTTGCCAGATCTTTTAATATTTTATCCTTACTTCTTGTTTTAAGTTTAATAAAATATGAGTCAGGGTTTAATGAAAATCTATCGTCATGAGTACCGCCCAAATATGTAACTAATTCCTCGACGGCTTTACGTATCAATACAACAGCCTTTAAAGGTGAGTCTAATTTCTCAGTCCAATAATCGAAAGCTTCATTTAACCAATCCTTCGATTTTTTTTCAAATCCTATAACCTGCCAAATCCCAATTCCTTTATTCTTTTTTGCGTTTCTCTGGATTACGCTGACAACGTCTTCCAATTCTGGGGAATTTGCGGCAATGTTCGGCCATGATCTTTTTCCTATATCTGCTATTAACGGGTTAGAACTTTCCTTAAATTCTTTTTGTTCTGGCTGCTTTTTAGCTGCTTTTTGTTTTGGCTGCTTTTTAGCCGCTTTTGGTTCTGGTGTCGTCTCTTGTACTAGCTCCTTAGCTACCTCCTCCTCGATCATCTCGATAATCTCCGCTTTATTATACGGTGAATTTGCAATCAACAATTTAACCTCTGGCGTCTTTATGATTTCCTCTACTTTTTGATCAACCTCCTCGCTGAAATCGTCGTATACCGTCATTAACGTCTCTAGATAATGACGTTGTCCCTTAATGAAATCAGTAATTGATAAATGTTGAACGGCCGAACTAGAAACGATCGGCGTAGTGATATCATTCACCGCATGAAATTTTATAGAAGGTATTTTCTTGCGTTGCGATATTTTACCCGTTTTAGTTAACGTCGGCACTAGTTTATAACCACGGCTTGTTTTTTCAGCTAAAAGACTTGGTACTTCAATCTCTTGTTTTCCATATATTGGAGCGAACACCAAATTTTCATTTTCAACCCTTAAACCTCCTTTTTTTACCATTTATTTATTATAATCGTTAGAAATAATTTATTATATTATATTATTATTTTATCTTATCTTTACATATTCGACGTTTACAGTTATTTGAGGGGCTACTGTAGAACCCGCAAAATCAGGCGTAAACCCAACGTAAAAAGGATTTGTTTGCACTGGGCTACTGTTCGTCCAAAGAGTTAGAGTGTTACTTAAATTCGTGCCGTTGTTATACGTTGCAGCTGTACCGCATAATGAATCGGCTGCAATCGTTGCCCCGTCACTGTCGTAAACTCCAAAGGTTGACGGTTCCCATGCAGTCGTGGCGTCATTAATTTTGATCACTCCCGTGGCGATGATCAACCAACTTCCTGTTCCAATATTAAAATTTAGTTTATATTGTGTTCCAGAAGTTAACGTTGTTTGGGTTCCAAAAGTATAACCCGCAGAACCGTCAGGAGGTTCGCCTTGAATCCAGTTAACTGATTGGTTATATGAATTAATTGTTGAATTTGCGTAGGACATTTTTATTTATACTAAAGAAAAATATTTTTTTATTTTCATGCGATTCGAATAAAAGTAATTGTTCCGCTTACAGTGGGATCGGTTGCACCAATAGCCCAGTTTAATACATAAGTGATTGTTAGAGGGTTTTCTGTATTTGTTACAGGAACAATAGCGGTTGTAAACATGTCTATTGTTTGTGTGTTGTTAATAACTACATCATAATAAAAATCTTGCGAATATGGAGTGGTTACACCTGAAGGGATAATAGAAACTGAAATTGTTGAGACTGAAGTGCCGTCAGAGGTCGAGGTTGTTATAAATTGTGATGTTATCGCCAAGACTCCTTCGCTCAAATTTTCGACTTCCGTAACTGCAACATTACTTGTGACATCTGTTGTGGGTACAGTAATAGTAAAAATTTTACCGACTGGGCTCTGACCTTCTACCCATGATTGACCTACATCGATTGAATTAATAACAGATGAAGCGACAGACATTTTTTATTTATTATAATATTTTTTTTTCACCAAGTTTTTATTAATTCTAGATCGCATACAGGTATTAAATAATGAAGCTTGGTTTCACCCCTGACATACTTCTTTTCATAACCGTCGAACTTCTCCTTGTCGTACACAATAAACCCTAAACAATCCGTGTAATTGAAAATAAACATTAGTTTCTTGTCTCCTGCGACTTTATCGATTGGTAACAATGTATCTCTAAAACTAGTACTTTTAACCGTCCTCGACTTCAGTTCATAATTGAAATTATCGTCAAAAAAGTCATGCTTTGAGTTCCAACTTTCGTGAGGTTTTATATCACTGCTAAAATGCTCTTTCAAAATCGGTAAAACTTTCTTTTCTTGGCCAACTCCAAATTTATGCTGTTTTGCGTTAAAAATCATTTTCCTAAAGGTTTTAGTATAGACGGAGAAAAAAATCAGAATTTAAACTAAAAATCTAAATATTTTTTTGTTGCCATTAAATAAATTAACGATGATCTCACCTGCCGAAAAACGTAGAGCTATGCAACACTATGAAAAATTATTGTCAACCATGCTCAGTGATGCAGACATACAGCATTTTATTGGCGGATCTACTCAAGACAAAATTCTAAAATACTCGGAATTAGCCGACTATGATAACATAAATCAACTTATGCCTGATGATAAGGATTTTAGAATTATTTTAACAGAATCAAAGCGAAACCAAGGTCACTGGTGTT